CACCCTCCTCAGCCAGGAATGGAACGTCACCATGTAGCGCTCCGCTAGCACGTCCCGCTCGAACTCCGCATGGTCCGGCAGCCACGCGCTGACCGCCACGCCCGGCCCAGGGCCGCCCTTCCAGTCAATCTCCACCGGGCGCCCATTCAGGTTCGTGTCCTCGACGACGAGGAACTGCCCCGCAGTCACCAGAGGCGCGTAGCTAGACAGTTCGGCCAGCACGTGCTCGGCCGCATGGTCGCTATCGAGCAGCACCATCACGCGCGCGTGTCGTGCGGCCATGCCCGCGATGGCGTCCAGCATGTCCACGTCAGTCGAGGACCCCTGGAGGTAGGTGATGCGGGCGTGCTCGGGCAGCACCTCGGCCGCCGCTAGGTCAACCGTCACGACGTGCCCCGCATGGAGCTTGTCCAGCTGGCGCGCCAGGAACAGTGCCGACCCGCCATAGGCTGTGCCTGTCTCGATGATGAGCGTCGGGCGCAGGTCCCAGACGATTTCCTGCACGACCCAGAGGTCGAGCGGCGACTTCAAGACGGGCACGCCCTCAAAGAACGTGAACCCATGCGTATGCGGACTCGCATAGAAGACCCGGTGGAAGGCGTCTATGACAGGGCCGTGCGCCAGGTGCTCCGCCGCGATGTCGGCGTAGGCCTGCGCGATGGGTTTCGCGGTCGTCTGGAGGTCGATCATGCGGCGTCCTCCCACACCACGGCGTCTCCGCCGCTGTCGAGCGGCCACGTCACGCGACCCGTCTTCTGGAACTCGGTCCACTGGCGCTGCGGATAGATGGTCATGGCGCGCGCGTCGAGGTGCCACCCGAAAGCCGCCGCCGACGTATCGACGCAGGGCTGATACCCGAGCTGCCGGGCGCGCATCAGGAACTGCCAGTCCTCGGTCGAGTTATAGATGGCCGGCACGCCGTCGGCCCGCACGAGCGGCGAGTCCTTCACCGTCCGAAACCACGCCGGATACCCGTGTGGGTCTGTTCCGAGGTCCAGTTCGTCGCGCATCCGCCGCAGAACCTCCGTTCGTATCAGGCAGAGCCCCATGCCGTGCCCCTCGCACTCGACGAGGTCGCCAGGCGTCCACGTCCGCGCCGTGCCGCCGAACTCTCCGTGCAGGATGAGCGGCTGCGGCACGCTGCTCTTCGCGTAGTAGAGTCCCGAGACGATGGGACGATCGTGCGACAGCAGCTTCAGCAACACGTCCGGATGGAACAGGACGTCGTCGTCGAGAAACAGGAGGTGCGTGCACCGTTCTGGCTGTCCGTCCTCGCCGACGTCCAAGGCGCGGGCGCACAGCTCGTTTCGGGCCTCGCCTACCTCCTTGCCGACGACATAGAACTGCCGCACGACGCGGTTCATCGGCATGCGCAGGTTGTAGAGGCGCGCGCAGAAGTAGAGATGCACCATGCCGAACGATGGGATACCGATGGCGAGAAGCTCGCGCGGCCCTGTCGCGTGCGTGGTGATCTCGATGCTGTCAGCTGCGCCCCTCATTGGTTCTTATCCTTCATCGAGAGACGAAACCCGTCATGGTCGACTTCGTCGCTTGGCCGCGACAACGACTTCCTTGACCTGCGATTCTATCGGTGTCCCTTCATGCTCCTCGGGAACGACCGGCTGTTCGTTGGCCGAGAACGTCGCGGCCTCAAATCCACCGCCGTAGCCGTCCTGGATTTCACGCGCTTCCGGGATGCGGCTCGGGTCCTGCGCCACGGCCGCCGCCAGGCGCCGGTCAACGCCCCGCAGTTTCCGCTGATACTCAGACCGTGCCGCCGCCAAGGTCTGCCGTGCGTCCTCTAGGCTCATGCTGGTGCTCCTGTGATCTCGGACGCTGTATGGCGTCCGTACGCGTCGTGATACGGCTTGTGAAACGTCTGGTCGAGCAGGAACTGCCCGATGTGCCCGCACTCGGTGTCAGCGTCAAGGAACGGCTGGAACCCGGCAGCCTTCGCCTGCTCGTAGAACCACATGTCCTCGCTCCGGCTCCGCAGACCAGCGGCCCCGTTCTGGTAACGGAACCAGTCGTCGCCGACCCGAGACCGAATGGTCTCCAGGCAGCGTCGCGAGATGAGCAGCGCCCCAGCGCCGCCCGCGTCGATCGGCAGCAGTCCGCGCACCTGCTCCGGGTCCATCAGCTTCTCCAGGGCCTGGTATTCCTCCGGCCCGTCCCCGACCTTCCGCATCGCCACCGTGAAGAACGGCGGCTTTCGCATGACGTAGCGTGCCGTGACCACGTCTAGGTCGTGCTTGATGAGGCGGTGCAAGAGCATCGGTGGATGGGCCATGTCTGCGTCGAGAAACAGCAGGTAATCGCCGCCGTCCTGCGCGTCCAGGAACGCTGCCGTCGCGTGGTTGCGTCCGAAGTCGACCGGGAAGTTGCTCTCAAACAGGATGCGCACCGCGTCGATGCGCCGCTCCTCGGGCAGCAGCTCGTTCCCGAGCCCCTGCAACACGTGCTGCTGGAGCAGGCTGTATGCCTTCAGGAACTCAGCCGGCACCGGGAAGCCCTGCGCCACCAGCACGCAGATGGTCACCTTCACGCCGGCACCCTCGCCTTCACGGTGTGCGGTTCCTTCACCGCCTTCACCTCTTTTGCGGTCTGCAGTGACTCCGCCACCTGCGCCTGGAACTCAGGCCGCAGGTGATCCGGTACCCTGAACCCAGGCTCAGTCCGACGCCGAATCTGCTCAACAACCTCCACGCCATACTTCTCAACGTCAGCCCGCAACTCGTCGGCCGCTAACGTCGTGGTCGTCTCCAGCCCCTCCATATACCGACGCAGGTGCCACGGCCCGCCCGTCTGGTGCTGGTCGTAGGTCCGCCAGTCAACCGGCGATCCGCCCGGCGCGTCGAGCACGGTGTTATGAAGCGCCGCCGTTCGTAGGCTCTCGCGATCGGCCAGCGTGATGTACTCGAACCCTTTCGCCGTCCACTTCGAGTGCTGCTTGACAGGCAGCGGCGTCGTGATGTCCCAAAGTGGCAGACCGCGCTCGTCACGCATACGCACCTGCTCGCCATACTCATCTTCGCGCCACTTCGGTCGCCGATAGATGGCCTTGATGTCGATCTTGTCGTGTGTCACCCACGTCGGATTAAACGGCACGAGCTTCAACATGATTCCCTTCTCTCTCTCCCGCCGCGCGTCTTTAGCGCGCGAACAAAAAACACGTCCTCTTGGGGCGGTGCCACGCGACCCGCCCGCCCCCGTCAGGACCCCTAGTTGGTCGTGTTGCTGTAGAAGTAGACACCGGCACCACCGCGGCCGTTCGTGGTCGCCTGGCCTCGATACTCCACCTCTCCCCACACGCCCGTCGCCACCAGCTGCGTCAGCCGGTAGCTCGCCCGTCGCTCAGCCTCGATCATCGGCATCGCGCCCTTGACGGCGAGCCCGATGGCGGTCGGGTGCATGACCGCGCCCGCGTAGACGGTCGACGCGCTGACGGTCGCCGTCTGGACGTTGTTCGTCTCGAACACCAGCACGCCGTAGAGCGTGCCGACCGCACCCGTCGCGACGATCTGCGCGCCCTGCGCGCCGAACGTGTTGGCGTCGTCGAACACCGGCAGCAGCGCCTGCCATTGCTTCGCATGCAGCACAGCCACACGCCGCTCGCTCGGGATATTGTCGATGTTCAGCTGCGTGATCGCGTTGATGAACAGCGTCTGGTCCAGCGGGCCACTGTTGCTGCCCGTCGAGCTGTTGAACGCCGCGAACAGCGTGCAGACATCCTGGTCCTGCAGCCGCTGCAGCGCCTCGGCAGCCGCCTGCCCGGCAATGGCACCCTCAGTGACGGCCTTTGCCGACATCGCGTTCGATGGCGACATCACGTCCTCGACCGTTGCGCCCAGCGACAGATCTGTGATCTCGAAGCGAATCGCATGCTCCGAGACCGTCGCGTCTGCCGATCCGGTCGTGTCGAGTGCCGAGTTGGTCGTGAAATCGCTGGCCTCCCCGATGGCTCCGGCACTTACCTTGTCGTAGATAGGGAATCGCGCGACGAGGGTGTCTTCGCCGGTAATGTCCTTGATCGTCACGAATCCCGTCACGCCCGGCTTCTCTGCGAAATAGAGCTGTCCGGCGTTCCACGACGCGTTGCGGATCATCTCCGTCAGGGTCGTGGTTGTGGTTTCTCCCGCCATATCCTTATTCTCCTCATTTTGCCGGCCGCCGAAACTTCTCGAACCCAGGACCGATCTGCATGCCGCCCGGCTGCTGTTGCTGCGCGCGGACGGCCTCACGGACCTCTGGCCGCTCGAAGTCTCTGGACTTTAGCCGGCTCAAATCAATGTCGCTCCCGCCACTTGTCCCGCCGGGACTCCCCGACCCATGCTTACCGCTCCCGCGCAGCAGGTATGCCTTGCTGGGATGGTTCTGTATCACCTCGCCAATCGCGTCCGAGAACGCCATCGGCTTGCCGCTCTTCGGGTCCACGATGACCGCACCGTTCTCACCCTTGACCACGACGCGCCGCTTTCCTGGAGCACCGTTCGCGCCGGCGATGACCTCAACCTCGACGTTGTGCGCGAAATAGCTCTTCGCCATGTCCGGCATCATCACGGTCTTGCCAGCCGGACCAAACCACTCAGTCGCCGCTGAGAACGCCAGCTCGATATACGTGTCGTTCAGCTCACGCTCATTCGCCTCGGCCGCCGCCTTGGCGTTTAGCGACTTCTGCTTTTCCTCGTTCATCTCGCGCTCGTGCTTCTCGTTGATCTGCTGGCGCCACTTGTCGAACTCGCCCTCAGCCTTGAGGCGGTCCTCCTCAGCCTTCTGCTCTTTGGCGAGCAGCTCTTGGAACTTGACCCGCTGCTCGTCAGACGGCAGCTCCTTCTGGAGCTTATCCATGGCCTGCCGCAGCTTCAGCAGCTCAGCCTTCGCCGCGTCCGCCTCGTATCGGGCGGCCTCCAGTGCCTCGCGGGCATGGTCGTCCGTCGGCGGGTTTGGTGGCGGCACCGGGTCCGGGACGCCGTTGTCAAACCCACGTATTCCGAGCACTAGGCCGTTCGCCTCTCCCTGTCTCATCATCCCTGCTCCCCGCCCGCCTCCTCTGGCGGACTCACGGCCAGCTCAGCGAAGACCTCGAACAGCGGGCCCTCGATGATTGCCTGGCGACACTCCCATATCTTCCGCGCGAGTCGTTCCTGGTTGGCGACTTGGCCCCGCAGCCGGTCGCACTCTGCGCTGACGCGCACCAGCTCGATGTTCAGCTCGTTGACCTTCTCGTTCGCGGTGTCCAGACGGGTCTTCGCCTTAGTCAGCCGCGCGCGCACCTCGTCGGCCGCCCGACGCAGGTCCTTCGCCTGCGTCTCGGCATAACTCAATCGCTCGCTACTCTCGACAGCCATCTTCCGCCAGTGATCGAGGTCGTTCAGCTTCTCGACGACCTTCGGCTTCGGCTCCTCGATTCGCAGCTTCGGCATCGCGCTCACTTGGCACCTTCGCGAGGTGGTACTGGTATATCAACGGCAATCGCACACCGGCAATTCGGATGAAGCGGCGGCCCCTGCACCTTCGTCAGCCCCGTGCTGAACTCTCCGTCTAACGTCGCCGTCGCCCCGTCCAGCGGCGCGCAGAACGGGCACAGACGATCGTCGTCGCTCACTGTCCAGATCTTGCGCGCCGCCTGCGACAACAGGCCGGACTGCTGTGCCTGCCGCCACGAGGCCAACGCTCCGTCAGCCTCGGCCCGGATGATCTCGGTACGCGCGATGGTCAGCGCCCTGCGACGTCTCAACTGCTCGGCATAGCGTGCTGTCAGCCGTGAGACGTCTGTCACCGACCATCCAGCCTTCACCAGCCGCAGCTGGCGGTTCACAACGGCCGTCGCCTGCCGCTCGGTCAGGCCAATCATCGGCCGTAAGAGACGAGCGGTATCTCTTGGCGTGATGCCTTCGTTGAACGCTCGCGCCACAACGGTTCGTATCGCGCGTCGCGTCTCGTCCGTGACCCCGCGCACAAAGGCCGCGCCAGAGGTCCGTGCCGCTCGCGCATTGTAAGGGTTTGACAGGTCGAATCGGAGCCCGAGACGTGAGCCTCCGAGCGTCTGGCCGCCACTCGCCAGTCCGAGCGCGAACGCCTTCCCGAGCACGCCAACAGCCGGCTGGAGGCGCTGCGGCAGCGACGCGGCGAGGTCATGGAGCGCGAACTGATTCCCGCTCGCCAGTATCCGCGCCAGGCGGTCAAGCGGAATGGCGCGCCCGAGCATCCCGAGGGCCTGCTGTACCTCACGTCGAAGCTTTGGTGTCAAGCGGTCGATAGACGCGCGCAGCTGCTGGGCCGCACGCTGCTGGGCCCTGGTCAGTGGCCTGGTGCGCTGCGCGACGGCCCTACTGGGCACCCGTCACTTCCTCCCCTTCAACGCCTGGTTCCTCTATGAACTGCCCGAGGTCAGCTGGCCTTAGCGACGGCGGCGGCTCATCACCCATGGCATCAATTTCGTCATCGATTTTCTTGAGGTCGTCAACCGATATCTCTGGCTCGATGCGCCGCACGGCGCGCTTCTTGATACGCTTGGTCATGAGCGGCCCGAGTCCCATGTGCAGGGCCTCGCCCCACGCCTCTAGGTCCGTCATGAGCGCGTCCAGGAAGAACTCGTCCGGATACTCGGCCGTGACGTCAGCGGCTTCATAGGCGCCCTGGGCCGCCTCTGGTGTCGTCGCCGTCCAGGCAAACCAGGCACGTGCGATGTCCTTTTCGCACTGCGCCAGCGCCTTCGCGAACCCCTGCAGCATCTCGTTCAGTTCGGTGTACTGCAGGCGGATGCTCTCGCCGCTCTCGGCCGCCAACGAGTCCCGTCGGTAGCGCACGTGCGCCCCGCGAAACACCTCCTGTACCAGGTAGGCGATGTTCTCTCGGATGCTGCCCGGCACCGTTTGGTCCGGTGACGCATAGGTGATGGTGCCCTTCGCCACGATGGCCTTGGCGTTGCCGACCACGTTCCCGACCTGCGCCCGCACCTGGTCGACATCCCCGTCCTTGTCCACCTCCACCGTCAGCATCGAGAAGGCCCCAGCCCGAAGCGCCTCGTCTTCCTCGCTGGCCCGGTTATAGAGCGCCCGCACGACGTTCGCGTTACTAATCAGCGCCCGCCCGAGCATCATGCTCGTCTGTCGCGGCTTCGGTCTCAAGACGACCAGCGGCACCAGCCCTAGGCCAGGCGTGTCCGCGCCTGTCATCACGCCCTCCTCGTCAAAGCGCGCCCAGCCTTCCTTGTCCCACAGCAGGTACTGATAGGCTCGCGTCGACACGGCCGCCGCCTCGGCGATGCCCGGCTCTGGCGCCTGCTCGAACAGTTTCACTTGCGTCAGCGTGTTCCGTACGAATCGCCAGTCGGCAATAGACGGTGCCGTAAAGATGGAGGCCACGACCGTAGCCTGCTCGTCGGCCTGCCTGGGTCCGGCGGCCGGCTCGGTGGTCTTATCCACCAGGCAACCGGCATGCCCGTTGACGAGCGCCACCGCGGCCAGCCGCTTCAGGAACTCCGTGTAGGCAGTACCAGCCCCGTCGACGTTCTTCTGCCACTCCTCATATTCACGACTCTTCGTTGACCGCTTCACGCCCTGCGTGAAGATGAACCGCACGTACAGATCCACGATGGTCTCGACGTAATTGTGATACCGCGCCATAACCATCCGATTCCGGAACTCAGGATTGTCCTCGCGCGGATGCGGCCACAGATAGTCGCCGGTGAGGAACCCGCCCGTGCCCTCGAAGGCGTCGAGTAGTACCTGCCAGTTGTACTGATGGAGCGTGTAGTCGGGATGGGTACGGGCTAGTACGCCGCGACGAATGGCGTCGTCCGGCTCTCCAACGAGCGGACGGACGAACGAGGGAACGGTGAGCGTCTCTGGTGGCATGCCGGAGAGGCGACACGCCTCAAGACACGGAACCGGAACGAACGTGTCGCTTCCCCTAAAATATAGGGTAGGAGGTCAGGAACCGGTATTACTCGTTACTGTTAACGAGGAAATGAACCCGCTCCAGGCTCGCGCCATCAGCCGACGCGCCAGCGTCCCGGCCGGAATTCTCAACTGCTCGGCTCGCCGCTTGATCGTCTCAGCCTCACTTGCCGTCAGCCGCACCACCACGACCCGGTCACGCTTCGCTCCCTTTGGGAGCCGAGGGCGACCGACAGGTCTAGGCTGGTCGCGCGAGGTCTCGTTGGTAGACTTCTCGCCAGAAGACGGCGCACATCTCCTCAAGGGTTTCACAGAAGGTCTCCTCCTCGGTTGAGCACTGCAAGCCTGGCCTGCTTTGCCAGTGCCTAATACGTCTGCCCTCGCGCTCGTAGGTCCGAAATACCGCATGCGCCAGCTCATGAGCCACCAGGCCGACGCCGAGCGTGTCTTTCGAGAAAAAGAGCATTCCGGCCAAATTCTTGTCGTTCAGGTCGCTCGCCGCCACCGCACAAGCCGTGACATCGCCTCCCTCCCAGGTCCCGGTCCGCTCAAGCTCGGCGCGCATCTCTTCGCCTGTTTCTGCTACGTAGACCAGCCAGTAGTAGCCGAGTGTCGGTATGCGGAAGGTTTCGGGAGGTCGCTGGGCCATGGGTTCTTTTTTTTGGAGAACCGTTATTTCGATTAGATGTTCTGTTAGCTGGTTAACATACGGATGAGCTTGTGGGTCTGGCCCCTGTACCGGCGCGGTACGTCCCCTCGCTCCACGCGCATCGTGGTGGTCGAGCTGGATTCGGTCGTCGAATGGTGTGTCATTATTGCTCCTCACGGTCGACGATCGATCCGAACCGCGTGCAGGTAGGCGCGCCACGCGGCGCGCCGGTGGTCGTCGACGATCCGCTCGTGCGCAAGGTGCTCCGGGTGAATCGTGCGCGGCGTGCCCCCGAGGGCCGTAATCGCGGCATCGACCACGTCTAGGGTGACGCCATGCCTCGACGCTAGGCTCGTGCGAGAGACGGCTGGGTCGCCGCCCTGGGTGAGAATCGCCCGCACGTCGGCTTCGAGTGGCCGCGACGCCCACGCCGCTTTCCCGCGCTTGAGACAGCGCACACAGACGCAATCAACCGGATGCGGTCTCGGGACCATCCCACTGCACCTCTGCCTGTGACGTATTCGATGCCGGCTGAGACGGCACCACGAGCGCATGGAGCACGGCTCGGAGTTGCTGATCGCTGTAGTGACCGTGTGAATGATCAGCCAGGTAGAGTTCGACCAACCCGATCAGGCGCTGAAGTCCTGCGCCTGCATGCCGGTGCTGGTTCCAACTCGCCCCGACGAACCAGTCCTCGAAATCGTCCAGCGACACCTCGCCTGAGACGACCCGTGCAATCCGTTGGCGAAGGTCCGCCTCTGAGCACATAGTCACGGCTCCCTCACACGGTCTTGGGCTTCGGTCGTCGATAGCCCTTCAGTGCCGTGCGAGCCTCCTCACACACGTTCTCATACGCCATCTCGAGCGCCTCGGTGTACGGAAGGCCGTAGGCGCGTGCCGCCTGTCGCTGCAACTGCGCAGGCGTCATGTAGGCGCTGATGCGTCGCAGCGCAGCCTCGAATCGAGCTTCATGCGTCGCGCCCACGGCCCACCTTCCTCGTCAATGCTCCGTCTCCCGACTCCACCGCCTTGAGACACCGCACACACAGGCCATTGACTGGATGATTCCTCAAGACCGTCATCATCCAGCATGGGGCATGCTCCCAATATCTGGCCTGTTCTGTCGGTGAGAGGTCCTTCAGTCTGGTCATGTCTCGATACTCCTCAGCGATTCAACGTTTCCCAGCAGTGTTGGTACCAGGGTTGGTACCCAGCCGGTGCCGGTGCCCACGAGGCAGAGGCTCCCCTCGCAGGGGCAGCCGATCCACCTCGCGGAGTCATACAGCCGTACGCCGTACGCCCGTTCGTTGGCCGTGGGATGACGTGACGACGTCGCCCACGATGGACCAGACTGTATAGGGCGTCGCACACCCGACATGCGGCCTCTGGTCCTTCGGCTCCAGCCGTGCTCGTTCTGCAACCCTTGGTAACGAGCTTGTCGTGACGCGCGGCCCCAATGGGTTTACCCCGCCGACCGCGCCGGCCACCACGACACGTGCGACAAGTCGTCGCACGTCAGGCGGCCCTCTCCGGGGAAGACTTGTCACGGACCGGGAAACTACGGTAGGATGGATGCAGCCTGACGAGGCTGAATCGGTCGCTGCCTAGTAAGCCGATTCCGAAGGCCCGCTCTCTTCCGGGGGCGGGCCTTTTCTTTCTTCACGTCCCACAGCCTACACCCAGTCAGGCCTGTGTTGCAACCCTGCGGCGGCGATCACGAATTGACGAGCTGAGGGATGTCGCGTAAGATCGAGTCAGCCCACTATGCAACGGTGGGATGCGATCGGCTGCTGATGTGATACCAGTAGTCGATTCGAGGCTGGCTCTTCCTTCGGCGGGGAGCCAGCCTTTTTTCCATGGCGTCATCCTAGACCCAGTCAGGGCGTCGGTGCAACGGCGTCCGTTTCCTGCCCGAGTGAATCACGACCCGAATGGCCCCATCATCAGCCGTGTCGGTGACGAGAGGGCGCACAAAGATGCCTGTGCTGAACCCATCCAGCACGTGGCGCGCCCCGTCTTGGAAGTCGATGCGTTTCAGGGTCACCGTGGGCGCCTGGCCAGCCATGACCGCGGCCAGTTGGTGTTGACACTGTGCGTTGGTCTGCTCAAGGGTGGTTACCGCGTCGCGAAGCCCCTGAATCAGGCGTGTCGCTTCCTGAAGCACGGACCGTTCGTCGAACACGGCCATGGCCAGTGCTGCGCCATCAGGGAAAATGGCCATCATGAACGCCTTGATGTCGTCGTCACTGGCCCTGACTGTCCTCATGCATCACCTCGTGTTCGACTGCTGCGGTGTCGTGTTCGCCACCGCCGGAGGGCGTGGCTTTCAGGATGCGCCGAGCGATCCAGGCGGCGACCGGAACGGTCACGGCATTGCCGAGCTGCCGATACCGCGGCACATCGGAACACGTGCAGAAACTCGACCCTCGATGTCCTTCGCCACACAGGCACGTCCAAGCCGTAGGGAAGCCCTGGAGGCGCTCGCATTCGAGCGGGGTCAACCGCCGCACGCCACCTGGATATGTCGTGTTGTGGCCCTGCCCTGTGCCTCCAGGGTTGGCCCTGAGCGCGAAAGTGACCAGCGGATCGTTACCATCTCCGCGGGAGCCCTGCCCAACGTTTGCTGTCAGTGTCGGACTCAGCGTCTCGGTCTCGTCGTCATGTCTTGGGGTCGTCTCGGTGCGGCGGCCAGTGCCGTCAGTGCCGCC